ATCAATAATTTAAGAATTGATGAAAGCGATAGGTAGAAATTTAATAATAGAAAAAATAAAAGAAGGAACCACCAAGACGAAAGGTGGTTTACTTCTTGCAGAAAACCAACGTGAAGACATACGTTATACAGAGGCTGATATATTATCAGCTGGCGAACAAGTTGAAGGATTAAAAGATGGTGATAAAATATTTTTTGACCGACACGCTGGGCATAAAATAGAAATAGATAAAAAAACATATCACGTTATAAAAGCACAGGATGTAGTTGTTGTTTTATGAAAAGGCTAGACGCAAACGATGTTAAAGAACTGAACTTGCTAAAACATTATCGTATAATACGTAAATGGGCTTGCAGAAACAACGACCTTAACGATGCTGATTTAGAGTTATTAATTTATCTAGATTGCATAGATATGTTTACAAAAAAAGATTTCGAAGCTGGCAGTTATTCCTACAGTTGGGATAACCGCCGGTGGAATCGATTACTTAAAGAAGGTTGGATAATTGTGTGGAGAAAGAGAAATAGAACTACGCAAAAATACAATATATATAAAACTTCTTTTAAATGTAAACATTTAATCAAACATATGTATAGGATTATGTTAGGAGATGATGATTTACCTACTAGTAACCATAGAAATAGTATAATGAAGGGTAAGACGTATACCGATAAGGTTCTTATAACTTCTATTAAAAATGTTAATAAAGATAAAAATAGATAAAATGAATTCACCTTTAAATCAGTTTGGTTCCATTGCTTCAGTATTGTCAGAAGGTTTTCTTAACCAACAACAGCAAGGAACAGTAGATTCTAAAGCTAACAGTTCAATTGACGCAGCGAAGTCTGCTGCGGTTGGTGGATTTGGCGCTAAATCAATGTTAGACACATTAAATCAAAAAAATAGTGCTACTAGTACAACCAGTGGAGCTTTAGCCGGGGCGACACCTGACGCTGGTATGTTGAGCAATCCATCACCGCAAAATGATAATAGTAGTGATGTAGAAGGTAGAATATCAGCTTTAGAGCAAAGCATTTCTTCAAATACTTTAGGTAATGCTAAGCCTGTTTTTAACGCTCAATCTCAGCAAGCTGCGCAAGGTATATATGGCCAACAGCAAGTTCCAGGTACGTTTGATAGATCTTTAGATCCTACGGCAGCAGCTCCTTTAATGAAAAAACGCAAATACTAAAATATAAAAAATGAAAAATATTAAACAATTAAAAGTAGATTTAGCCGGTCAAGTAGGTGAAAATGCTATTTGGGACGGACCACTTAGTAAAGAAGGTTTCCCAATGGGAAAAGGATCTAGTTCTGGCATTAAAGGATTAGAGGTTTCTAAATACCCTTGCGATTATAAAGCTGGACCAATTACACAACGCGCTAAAGTATATAAATAATATGAGCTCACCGTTTCAACTAAAGTTTATGGCTAAAAATCCTGTTAAAGGATTTACTATGGACCAACTAGAGAAGTCTACTAAAAAAGCTGAAAAGAAAATGATAGAAAACGCTGAAATATTAAATAAGCGGAATCCAGAGGTAAACGGACCAAACTACGAGTCTACAGACCCGCAGAGATGGGCTGGAGATGATGGCTACGATGATTCAGTTGAAAATGATGATTCACCACTAGGCATGTATGCTTACGTTTCTACAGCTCCACATTTTCAAAGACTTCAAGATAATATAGCTAGAGCTTTTTCACAGACTAGCGGTAAAACAAAAGCAGAAAAAGAAGAAGAGTTTAAAGGTAAAACTAAAAAAGTAACAAAAAAACTAAAAAAAACAACTGACAAAGGGTTTAAAGATTATAGCGCTGAAGCAGATTTTAACTCCAAGTCTGGTAGTGTTTTTGATAAAGATCAAAGCAATTATTTTAATAAATATGGACAATAGTAAATCAAAAGGCTTAGGCGATACTATTGAAAAAATAACTAAAACTACCGGCGTTAAACGATTAGTTGATTTAGCGGCTAAAAAAACAGGTAAACCTTGCGGTTGTAATAAAAGAAAAGAAGCGCTTAACAAAGCATTTCCTTATAAAAAATAAATATGGCTTTTAAACTAAATAATCCTCCTTTCCAAATGGACAACACTCCAATATATCGAGTAGATATGGAAGATGGTGTTATGGGAAAAGCTAATAACAATGGCTCTATAACTATAAATAAAGATTTACATCCAAAAGACGTAGAAGATGTAGTTGCTCACGAAAAAATTCATTTAGAACAAATGGACAGAGGTGATTTAGATTACGACGATAAATACGTATACTGGAAAGGTAAAAGATATTCACGATCACAAATGAAAGAAGGTGCTAAAAACTTACCTTGGGAAGCTGAGGCTTATAGAAGATCATAATGAAGACATCTAAGACAGGTTATTTAAAAAACAGCCCTGATGTTAACAATCCTCAAAATATTATACAAGGAGGCAATATAACAATGAAAGGAGTAGAGTTTAAAGTACTAGGTACTGATGATCGAGGATATACAAAAATAATGTACCCAGGATATGATTATAAATTCCCTGGCGCTAAATACGTAACAGAAACACCAATTAAAAAATAAAAAAAAATGAAACCATTTACAAACAAACATTCAATTGCAGCAGGATCACCAGTACATATGGGAGGATCTGGAAAAAGTCCTTTATACAAAGATAAGAAAAGTGGTTTTCAACCAAACAGAGCAGACGTTGAATTAGATAAAACTACTAGACTTACAAGAGACGCAGGCGTCATTAGAGACCGTAAATCAGGTGAGGTTGTTATTGGAGGTGGATATGATTCTAGCGGTACATTTGTACCTAGAACAGCTGCCCAAAAAAAATCTGCCACAGAAGAGCAATTAGCTACTAGAAAAGCTAAAGCTAAAAAGAGAAAAGAAGACGATTTTAATAAACCTGAAAACGTTGCTAAAAGAGAAGCTAATAAAGCAAAGCTAGAAGCTGCTAGAGCCGCTAGAGATAAAAAAAGAGGAAAATAAATACTAGTAATTATATGTAATTATAATATTATAACAATTAAATTTAATATTATGAAAAAATTACTTATTACATTAGCTTTATTTTTTACAGTACTAACCTCTAAAGCTCAAGAAGCATTTGAAGGTGTTTGGGCTATGGAAGGCTCGTCATATAAAACAGTTATGCTAGCTAGCGACTACGCTGTAGTTAAAATTATTAATTATAGTTTTAAGGAAGATGCTACATTAAACGAAATTATACTAACTCAAACAGATACTACAATGACTACTTCAATATATAACCCTAGAAATGGTTATACTATTGGACTATCTTATACTATTATAGACGAAGATACTTTACAATGTGTTTTTACAGGAGATGAAAATAGTACTGTATTAATGAAAAGGGAATAAATGAAAAAAATAATTCAATGGCTATCAGGTGGCGTTATCAAAGAAGTTGGTAACGTCATTGACAAGCTTACTACAACCGAAGAAGAAAGGTTAGAAGTAAAGAAACAAATACAACAGATACTAGAAGACGCAGATAACAAAGCTCAAGAAGAAGTTAGTAAGCGTTGGGAGGCAGATATGAAGTCTGATAGTTTTTTAAGTAAAAACATTAGACCAATGATCTTAATATATTTGACTGTAATTTTCACGTCTTTAGCTTTCTTTGATGGTAACATCGGTGAGTTTGAATTAGCTAAAGAATATATACCAATTTTCCAAACACTTTTAGTAACAGTGTACGGAGCTTACTTTGTAGGTCGTACTTGGGAAAAAGCAAAGTCAATAACAAACAATTAAATTAAATCAAATGAGTAAAAAAATCACAGAAGAACAATTAAAAAAAGTAAACGAAAGTCAAGAAAGCTTGTCAGCTTTAGTTAATCAAATTGGTATTTTAGAAACCCAAAAACATGGGTTGTTACACCAAGTTGCAGAGGCTAATAAAGAGTTGGAAGAAGTAAAGGCTGAATTAGAAGCAGAGTATGGACCAGTTAATATAAATTTAAAAACCGGAGAATACGAAACTATTGAAGAAGATGCTAAACTAGAAAAAGCATAATATGTCTTCTATTGTAAGAAAAATAAGTATTGGTTCTGACTACAAAAATGATGCTATGCATTATTCAGTAGGTCAACAAGTTTATGGAGGTCACGAGATATCACATATACTTCTAGACGAAGAGGATAACTCTTACAATATTCATATTAAGAAAAATAACGAGGTAATGCCATGGAAGAAGTTTAATTCTAACATGGCAATATCTGTTGAATATGACTTAGAGTATTGAAAAGTTTATACGACTTTATAGTAGAGCCATTAGGCGAAAAATACAGTAACAAAATAAAAGTAGGTGATAAAGAGCTAGTTTTAAATACAAAAATTGAAGATTTCAAGTTTGTTAATAGATTAGCTAGAGTAATAGAAACACCTAAAGCTTTTAATACTGGTATTGATGTTGGTGATATAATTGTTATACACCAAAACGTGTTTAGAGTATTCTATGACATGAAAGGAGAAAAAAAGAAAAGTAGATCTTGGTTCAAAGATGATTTGCATTTTTGTGCTATAGATCAAATCTATTTATATAATAAAGGTGATAAGTGGAAGTCTTTTGGAGACAGATGCTTTATTTCACCAATAAAAGATACAGAGTCTTTAACGTTAGATAAAGAAAAAAGCCTTATTGGTATATTAAAATATGACAATAGCTCCTTAAACGCGCTAGGAATCAACTCAGGGGACTTAGTTGGTTACACGCCAAATGGAGAATGGGAGTTTTTAGTTGACGGTAAAAGACTATATTGTATGAAATCTAATGATATCGTAATTAAATATGAATACCAAGGAAACGAAGTTGAATATAATCCAAGCTGGGCAGAAAGCAGTGGAAGAGTTAATCAAAGTAGCTAAAGAAGCTATTGTTGATTCAGATGACGATATATCAGCAGATAGATTAAAAAATGCTGCAGCTACAAAAAAGCTAGCTATATTCGATGCTTTTGAAATATTAAATAGAATAGAAGCTGAAGAGAATATGTTAAATGAAAAACCAGTAGAAGTAAAAGAAGAGAAATCTTTTAGAGGCTTTGCAGAAGGGAGATCTAAATAATGTACGAGCAGACTTTATATAAAATACTTAAAGACCACGTTAAACCTAAAGTTTTAAAAAGAACTAATAGGTATAAAAAGTGGGAGTACGGTTACAACCAAGAACACGACATGGTTGTTATAAGCAAAACCGGTGAAATAGGTGAAATTTATGAAATACAAGATTTAAAAATAGCTTTGCCAAAAGCTGAAAATGTACATACATTTGAAGAGGATAGGTGGAAGCACACTGAATACCCAAAGGAGCTTAATAAAATTAAATCAGTATTTGATTGGGAAGAATACCCTTTGGAGTTTAAAGAAAAATGGTATGATTACATTGATGAAGAATTTAATAGAAGAGAACAAGGCTTTTGGTTCTATAATAAGGGTTTGGCTACTTACATTACTGGTACTAACTATATGTACTTGCAGTGGAGCAAAATTGACGTTGGGCAACCAGACTTTAGAGAATCAAATAGACTATTCTACATATTCTGGGAAGCTTGTAAAGCCGACCCGCGCTGCTACGGCATGTGCTACCTTAAAAATAGACGGTCAGGTTTTTCATTTATGGCAAGTGGGGAAACGGTTAACCAAGCAACAATATCTACGGACGCACGCTTTGGTATACTCTCGAAATCTGGACCCGATGCAAAGAAGATGTTTACTGACAAAGTTGTCCCAATATCAGTTAACTATCCCTTCTTCTTCAAACCAATACAAGACGGTATGGACAGGCCGAAGACAGAGCTCGCGTACAGAGTACCAGCATCAAAGTTCACAAGGCGTAAACTCGATTCAAACGAGAAGCTACAGGAAATTACCGGCCTCGACACAACGATCGACTGGAAGAACACAGGGGATAACTCTTATGACGGTGAAAAATTAAAACTACTAGTACACGATGAAAGTGGAAAGTGGGAAAGACCAACAAATATATTAAACAACTGGAGGGTAACAAGAACTTGTTTAAGACTTGGATCTAGAATTATAGGTAAGTGTATGATGGGA